TTTGAACCACCAGAACCCCGGGGCATCAGCGGCTGCGCCGAAAGGCGCTATCCGTAACGCCACGGACAATTCGGCGTACGTTGGCTGCTCGGTTGACCCTTCTTGCATCATTCGCCACACAAACTTCTCCACAGGGTAGCCCCACACGTAGAAGAGAGGCGAGAACGGTGCTGCTGCCGTGCTCGGGCTCAACTTCACCAGCGAGTCTGGTATGTACGCATGGATAGCCAGCCGCGCACTCACTATCCGGTCTCTCAACACTGCTTCCAGCGTTGGCTTGACCGTGGCCGTCGCATACGCGCTTATAGGAGGCGGAGCCGGCTTCTCTTTATACCACGCGTCTAGGACGCTGGTGTAACTAGGGAAGCGCAACGCCGTGCGCAGTTCGCGCAGCCGCCGTTTCTGGTCGTCCGTTGGATGACTGTTAGCAGCGAATGCAGCGCTCAGCTCCTCGACGTTGCCGTCTTCGTCAGTAGTGACGGTCCATAGCAGCCCGTGGTTGCGCACGCCTATGTAACCTCGACAATCTTGCATGTATTCGCGAGCAAAGAGGTTGAACAGCCCGCGTTGGTGCGCTGCCAAGCCAGCCTGGGAGCAATTGCGTAGTACGAGGGAACGTTTGTATTCCCTGTAAGGCATACCTGCGAACCGCGAAACGACTGCCCCGCGTCGTGTCAGTAGTCGTGCCGGGTCATGGATCACAGTCCACTCCGGTACAGTCGCACGCACTCGCAGAATCTCAGCCGCGTAAGTTTCTCCGCGTACTGGGAGTTTTGACAAGTATGATAAATCGTCAATTGGCCCTTGTCGCTCAATCCGCATGTCTACACCAAACAATGTGTTGAATGCACGAGAAAGCGCAGCTGGGTCGAGGTCGTCATCGCTCCCCCACGCGTTGTCATCGCCCGTGTTGTGTAGCGTGTTTGATTCGAAGAAAGCGTGGAGAGGTTTCTTTGTCACGGCGTGCCAGGCCATGATGCACATCCCTTTCATGGCCCAGGTGTTATCGCTACTAGTGTTTGATTGCCCTGTCGAGCCTCCTCGGCGTTTCACCCAGAATTCGCCGGTTGGCATGTCCAAAATGAACGAATTCTGCAGTAAGAAGTACTTTGCGCGCATTGCGCTAGATACTGCAGGTATGCCACCGTCTTGAACACCTAGATCGATCAAAGCCTGCAACATTTCGAACATGACCGGCGGGATGTTCGCGTCCATCGCCGTCACGTCGGCGGTGAACGCGTGTTTTCGCGAAGCCAGCCGCGCGAAGACCGACCCCAGGTAAGCGCCCGTTAATGGCGCGCCTAGGCCGATGTCGGCTTGGGGCCACACTTTACGGCAGCGCCGTTCTAGTTCGAACACCCCATTCATGAATGACGTGGTCAGTGCGGTTGCCATGATCGTACGCGGTCCCTTCCGTTGTAAATCGGCGGCGCCGAGCACCATCATTTTGGCGAACTCGGAGCTGACCTCGGGCGGCATGACACCACGCGCCAAATTGTCGTACGTGGCTTGAATAATCGCGTTCATGTAACCAGTGCGCTCCAGTGCTTTCCGAGAACGCACCCGTTGCATGAATGGCACTCCCGTACGCCCCTTCTTGTTGAGGTGGTCTCGCACGGTCTCTGGCCTGACAATGCCTGGTGCTCGGAAGGCTTCAGGGAATTTCTCGTACAGCACGTTGGCGGTTTGTATAGCCAATTCACGCGTGTCATCAGTAGCTTCAAACGGCGCGTCGAAATATCGCGACGTCACACGTTTTCGTGTTTCGTCCGTAGCCATCCACATCCCGTCAATGCCCACGCTACCGCCCATCGCTACGTATCGCGCTACTCGCCCAGTCAGTTCTGGGTCAATCTGAGTGGTCACACTGTGCAGCAGTGATGGCCATTCGTACTCTTGCGCTGAAGCGCGCGGGTTCGACGGTAGCCACGAGGGGAATCTGTAATCGTAATCTGTCTCCAGTTGGCTGCTTTCGGGCAACCACCGGTTCAGCATCGCAGACAGGTATCCAGCAGGGTTATCAGTTTTGACAGGCTCGTATGAGTCTGCTAGCGCGAGTGCCAGCCAGTCGGCGCGGCGCAACCGGGTTAGGTCCTTGTTGGCCAATATGGCCCACACATTTTTCTTCCTATCCCCGTCATTCGCTGCGACAGATGCAGATCGTGCCCACGCTTGAGCTAATTCTGCCGCCGGTGTGTACACGCCGCGGTCATGGAGCCAGTCAAGCGTGGTAGCAAGGGCGAGCACCATGGCCATTGATGTGTCTCCAGCGGCCTCAATGACTGCGCCTATTATGGCGCTCACGCTCTCGATTGCCCATAGAGGTAGCCCAATGAAGACGGCGGACTGTTTCAGTTTAGAAGTCCACTCCGTAAGGATAGTGGCCATCGTAACATTTTCAACCGATTGCGGCCGTCTGTCTTCGTATAGCATACTGGCGAAATGGTCAGATGGCATGGCGTCCTGCTCGATAGCAAGAGCGCCCACGGGCACAGCGTCAGCCATGGCGGCAAACACTTTGTCTTCATCAGCGCCTGCGCGTATCGCGTCCGCGCATAGTGCCGCGGCCGTGTCTCGGATGAACACTTCACCGACTGCTTCAGGCATGGCGCCAGACGGGCCTAGGTCGTCATCGTGAGCCGCGAACCACGTGAATGTAGCTCGCGCCCCGTCACGCACACGGCGTAAGAACCCTAGTAGCGCGTTTAGTGGCAGGTGCCGCTCCATCGGCACAACAGCGAGCAGAATGACGCTCGCAGTGTTGCCTAGCAGCGCGCCCAGCACTGCCGTGATGAGCATGGCGAGTCCAGCATATGTCACCCCGGTGACTAAGAGCAAGCATTCGAACGCGACGATTTGACGTGCACGTCGTAGATATACGCCTGCAAGCATCGTTTGGCAATTCCAGACCGCGCTGTATGGCGCAGCTTGCCCGCTCGATCGTGGTAGTTGAGACGGCTCCAAAGATGAGCGTATCGCGACCCAGGCGCGAATGCGCCTCACATTTGTGCGGCGGAGGTAGAATGGCCTGCTCAGCCCAGGTTGACCTGCTTCGACGGCACCTTCCCAGACATAGCCGCTAAGGGAGTCGTAGTATGCCACGTGCCACCCTAAC